GAGTTCAGTCTTGATCAGTGGCAGCAATGGGCGTCGCCCGTTTGGATGGACACCATGCAAACCAAGGTGCTCAACTCAAGATTCAAGGCCGACAAAGATGAAAAGCACATCTGCCCTATGCCGCTGGACCTGATTGAACGATGCCTGACCCTTTACAGCAACCCCGGCGATCTGGTGCTGGATCCGTTCAACGGCATCGGCAGCACTGGCTATCAGGCGGTGAAGATGGGCCGTCGGTACATCGGCGTCGAGCTGAAACCGGAATATGCCAGGCAGGCGGCCCGATTCCTGGAGTCCGCCGCCGGCCAGCCGGTCATCAAGGGGATCGCAGACCTGGAGCCGCTACCCTGACCCTATCCCCCCCCAGCCGCCCCGATGGCCGTCCTAACCTCACGCGACGCCGAGGTGCGCCTGGACGGCATCGGGATCGCTAAGGCCCGCGACATCTCGCTGCAGCTATCCTCCGAGACCCCGGAGGACACCGCCCTGGGCGACACGACCCGCAGCTACGTCTACGGCCTGCGGTCCTACTCCGGGTCCATGACCCTGCTCTATGACCGCAGCAGCCCCGTCAGCCAGCTGCTGCAGCAGCAGATCACGGCCGACGACACCATCCGCAACCTGGAGCTGATCCTGCTCGACCGCAACATCCGCGGGCCCGTCCTGTTCCAGAACACAGGCCTCTCCACCAGCGTCGGCGACGTGGTGAGCTGCCAGGTCTCGGTGGTGTTCAACGCCATCAGCGGGACGGTCTGATGAGCCTGCTGGGCACCGGCGGGGAGATGGAGCTGAGCCGCGAGTGGCCGCCGCTCACGGTGCTCACCGATGCACGCTTTGATAACGGCCGCCTCTGGCTGGCGCAGCCGGGCTTCTGGCCTGGCGATCGGGTGATCCTCACCTGTGCCCGCGGGTTGCCGATCGACGCCAACCTCAACGGCTACGCCGACTGCCCCGATGGCCACCGCCACTGGGGCGGCCTGGGCATTGCAGGGCCCGCAACGGCGCACCGCACCAACGACGCCGGCCCCTACTGGGCTGCCAGCGACGGCGCGGCCTACTGGGAGGCGCCAGCAACGACTGGCCTGACCCAGCAGCTGGCCTGCTACGCCGGCCGCGACACCCTGGGCCGACTGGCGTTCTACGACAGCGAGATCAACGGCGTCAACGGTGGTACCACCGGCCGGCTGCCCCTGGCTGGCGTGGCGTTCGGCGCCCTCGTGCTGGCCCCCTACTCCGCCGAGGCGGCCTACCAGGCGGCCCTGCTGACCCTGGCCGGGTCGGTGCTGGCGGCGCTGCCCCTGGCGGAGCCCGAGCTGCCCGCCGATCAGGTCGCCACCATCCCCTCGGCCGCGGCCGGCACTGAGCTGATCGGCTGGAAGCTGCAGGCCCAGCTGGCCCGCTGGACGCTGGATCAGGAGGCCTCCACGGCGGACACCACGGCGCTGGCGGAACCGTTTGGGGATTCGGTGAAGGCCCTGGTGCGCGGCAGCGGCACCCTGCAGTTCGATCTTGAGCGCAGCTACCGGGCCGGCAGCCAGGATTCGACAGCCCTACTGCGGCTGGTGATGATGCTCGACCGCGGCTGCCGGTGCCGGGCCCGGTTTTACCTCCACCGCGAGCGGCTGGCGGAGGCACCCGGCAGCAATCCCTGCCGTGATCCACGGCTGGGCGGTGCGATCTGGTATGAGGCCGACCTGCTGCTGGCCCGCACCGGCGTCGAGACCGGCGCCAGGGAGCTGATCAGCGGCAGCGCGGCGTTCCTGGTGCTCGGGGAGACGCAGCTGCGGATGGGCTAGGATCTGCACGTGGGAAGTGGCAGGTCTGACGGGCGTGGTGGCCTGTCAGGCCTTTTTTCTTGCCTCGCTACGCTGAGGGCATGACCCTGTCGGCGCAGCGGTGACGATTATCAAGAAGGCGGCCGATGCCAACAGCTGGCCTCTGGCCGCCAGCCAGGCAGACGTCAAAGCCCAGCTCACCGCAATGCTGGATGGCCTGCGGCAGCTGCTGGGCAATGCCAACATCCTCGCGGGATCGGGGGAGCTGAACGATCCGCTCAACGCCCCATTCCAGCTCTACGTCAACCCCTACATCGGATCGGACGCCTTCGCCGCCGGATCGTTCGCGTCCTACGACCCGGATCCGTCGGGCACCAATCCGACAACGGCGAACATCGACGCCAAGATCCGCCGGATCGATAACCAGCGGCTGACGTGCGGCTACAGCGAGATGAGGCCGTTCAAGACCATCAACCGCGCACTGATCGAGGCGGGATTGATCACCAGCAAGAGCTGGTTCAACTACAGCCAGGAGGCTGCCCATCTGGATTGTGTCAGCATCCGCCTGTCGGCTGGTGTCCACACCCTCTACAACGACCCGGGCAACACCGGCACCACGCCTGCCGTCTGGGCTGATGGCAAGGTGCCGACGGTCGCTGAACTGATCGGGTTCAACCCGAACGAGGGCGGTTGCATCCTGGCCCGTGGCTGCACCATGTGGGCGCCGGACTATCGGAAATGCACGATCCGCCCGAACTACGTTCCTGCCGACGCTGACGAGGCCTACAGCGAGGCCGCGGGTGTGGCGACGATCACGAACCGCAGCTGCATGTTCCGCACGACCGGGACCGGCTACACGTTCGGCTACACCCTGATGGACAAGCTGGGCAGCACCAGCAGCCACCATCTGCTCTCAGGCTATGAGTTCGCATCTGAAGCGCAGCTGACGGGGTTCTACGGCAAGATCAACACCGCCCTGGCGCCGAACGGCAACGGGTCGGCGGCCCTGCTGGTCGCCAGGACGTCAGAGCACCAGATCGTCGGCCCGATCAGCGGCAGTCCGTCGGAGGCGTGGGACACCGTCGGGTCGGCGTCGTTCTACATCCTCAACGTCGGCATCAGGACGGTCCGGGGCCTCTGCGGGGCCCTGATGGACGGCAGCAAGGTCACAGGCCTGCGGTCCATGGTGACGGCCCAATACACGAATACCGGCAACCAGAAGACCCTCAGCTGCTGGCAGATCTACTCGGGCGGCAGTTGGGTGACGCCCGCGAATTATCAGGCGCTGATCGATTCATCGCCGGACTCGCGGCGGATGAAGCCCGGCCGGCGGTCGTTCCACATCCGCGTCATCAATGGCGCTTTCGTCCAGGAGGTGTCGGTGTTCAGCATCGGCGCCGGCGTGCACAACTGGGTGCAGACCGGTGGCGAGCTGGATTCGACCAACGGCAACACCAGCTTCGGTGGCATCACCGCCCTGGCTGAGGGGTATCGGTCGGCGGCGTTCCCGATCGACAAGAGCTGGACCCTTTCGGCGTTTCGTGTGCCCCTGCGGCCCGACGCCAAGGCGCCCGCGATCCGCCGGATCTTCCTCGGCACCGTCAGCAGCGCCACCTCCGGCGCCATCACCCTGTCGGCCGCGCTGGATCCAGCTGTGCTTGAGTCCTTCACCCTGCGGCCCGACTCCTACATCTGGGTCGAGAACCCACAGGGCCCCGACTGGCGGGCCCAGCTGGCTAACCCGTCATGGAGCGCAGGCAGCCCGACGATCATCAACATCGCAGCGGCCCTGGCCGATGAGAACGGCGCCGCCGGCGGGTCAAGCGTCAACGGCCGCCGGGTCTACATCCGTCGCATCGCCGACAACCGGACGAAGGAGGAGCGGCGGCTGGTGCTGCGCCTCTCCAACACCACCAACGCCAGGACCCCGCAGCGGCACCAGATCCTGCAGCTGGATCCAACCCGTGCCGGCGTCAGTGGCGCCCTGCCGGCAGCCACGACACTGGCGGTCACCTCGACCACGGCGACGACCCCCGTGGGCGCCGGGGTGCTGCGGTCGGCGCTGATCTCCCTGCGGCGCTCCAACCCCGACCAGAACTACGCCAACAGCACCTACTACCGCAAGGGCACGGTGGTGAAGCACGCCAACAAGCACTGGGCGGCGATCGGCGATCTGACGACAGCGACCGCAAGCCCTGACCCTGCGCTGTGGTCCGAGTGCTACGTGGGGATGCCGGAGGCATTCAACGCTGAGGACCCATTCGTCAACGAGGCCCCCAGCCTGGTGTTCGATGACGATGCGAGCGGCACTGAGGCATCAACTACCCTCGGCTGGAGCTGGTCGACCGCCTTCACCAGCAGCTCGGCGACGGCCGCGGTGTGGCTGCGGACCCAGTACCGCTCGGGCGTCGATTACCTGGCCGCTCATGCACTGCTGGTGGCCCTGGGCCTCAGCTCCGCCGATGCCCACACCGCCCTGGCGCCACAGCTTGAGGCCAGCCGCCTGCGCGATCCGGCATCATCGTCCGATTTCCCCGTGGCGCCCGCCGGCGGCCTGGCGACCGGCCGCGCCAATTACCCGGTGGAGTTCCGCCGGCCATCAACGCTGGCGATGGCCCCGCATCGCACGGCATGGTCGGGCTGGGGCAACTACTCGACGGCCCTGCCGCAGGTCCAGCAGGACATGGCAGCCCGCAACCGGTTCAGCTACCTGTTCACCAACAACGGCGGCGGCTTCGTCGCCTGCGACGGCACCCAGGAGGACATGCTGCGGTTCACGCCCGCCGGCCTGGAGGACTTGACGACCGGCGAGGTGGCGCAGGTCGGTGACATCGGGGCCCCGGACGTGGCGATCGG